CGTCCTGGCGGTCTCCTCGCAAGCTGATGGCTACTTTCCCGTCAATCACGCCGACCTACGGCATCCAAAAAAGCAGCGCACCTGTGGTGCGGAAAGTGCAGTTTGGCGATGGTTACGAAGCCAGACTGAAATATGGCCTCAACCAAAATCCCAAGGTTTTTAACCTGACGTTTGAAGTGTCAGAGACCGATGCTGACACTATCGAAACGTTTTTGGATGCACGGGCTGATGACTATGCCAGCTTTGACTTCACGCCACCCGGTGAAGGCAGTGCCTCTAAGTTTGTTTGCGAGCAGTGGAGTAAGTCGATTCCGTACTTGAATCGCGCCACAATTCAGGCAACGTTCCGCCAAGTCTTTGAACCGTAATGGCAGTAGCAGCTTGGGCCGCTAGTACCGCGTTTTCCGTTGGTGACATCCGACGTGCCACAACAACGCAAGCATCTGGCTTGGTTTTCAGGTGTACGACTGCTGGAACGTCAGCGTCGTCTGAACCTGGCTGGCCGACAGATCTCGGAAGCACAGTTACCGATAACACCTGTGTGTGGACGGCGATTGCTTCTGCGTATGAAGAGTTATCGAAGCTCAGCCCTAGCGCAATCATTGAGCTGTTTGAAGTGAGGTTGGACTCAACGTTGCACGGCAGCAGCGACATATACCGGTTCCATGCAGGCTCGAACGAAAAGATTGACGGCAACATTATTTTTGACGGTCAAACATATACGCGGATTCCAGTTGCAGCAGAAGGTTTTGAGCTTACGAACACTGGTACGTTGCCCCGTCCCACGCTAACGATCAGCAACCTTGATGGCACGATGACCACATTGCTGCTGCTGGTTAATGCAACTACTGCAGGTAATGATCTGGGCGGCGCCGAGGTAAGAAGGATCAGAACGCTAAGGAAGTTTTTAGATGCCGCCAACTTTGTCACCCCAAACTTTTTGATTACTCAAGGCGGTGATCAACTGATAACCCAGTCTGGAGACAACCTGCTTTCTGTTTCAGGCTTTGCTCCTGGAGCCGACCCAAACGCTCGCTTCCCTGACGAACGCTGGTTTATTGACCGTAAATCGAGCGAAACACGGGACAGCGTGACCTTTGAGCTAGCCAGCAAATTTGACCTTGCAGGTCAGATGCTGCCAAAACGTCAAGTTGTCGCAAACACCTGCCAGTGGATCTACAGAAGCAGCGAGTGCAGCTATACCGGCACTGACTATTACGACGTGAACGGCAACGAGGTCAGCACTGAAGCCGAGGATGTATGCGGTAAGCGTGTTGCGTCCTGCAAGCTGCGCTTTGGCGATAACGGGACATTGCCGTTTGGCTCATTCCCTGGAGCGGGATTGACGCGATGAAGCTGACCGATGCAATGCAGGCAGACATCCTGCAGCACGCAAAAGCTGAGTTTCCAAAGGAGTGCTGCGGCTTAATTGCTGTTGTAAAAGGCAGGCGGCGTTACTTTCCCTGCCAAAACATCGCAGAAACCCCAGACGAGCATTTTGTGCTTGCCGGCTGGAACGAAGTCGAAGACAAGGGCGAGATCGTTGCCGTTGTCCACAGCCACCCAACAACAAATCCTCAGCCGTCAGAGGCTGACCGTGTTGCGTGTGAAAAGTCCGGCTTGCCGTGGTTCATCGTCAACCCCAATACTGAGGAGTGGGGCTATTACGAGCCTGAAGGCTTCGAGCTTCCGTATGTGGGACGTGAGTTTGTTTTCGGCATTGTGGATTGTTGGACCTTGATACGGGACTACTACCAGCGAGAGTATGGGGTTGAGTTACGCGACTATGACCGCCGTGATGGGTTTTGGCTGCGCGGAGAAAGCATGTATGTAGACAACCTTCCTAACGAGGGCTTTCGCCCTATACCTGTGCAAGATGTGCAGCCTGGAGACCTGATATTGATGCAGCTTGTATCGCCGTTGCCGAACCATGCGGCGATCTACCTAGGTGATCAGCAAATCCTTCACCACGTTCAAGCCCGACTTTCGACTCGTGACGTGTATGGCGGATATTATGCAAAGAGCACCGTGTCTGGGTATAGGCATGAAAGTCGTTAAGGTCTACGGCGCTCTGCGAAAGCGATTGGGCCAGTGCCGGTTTGAACTTGATGTAGCCACACCAGCACAAGCGATCAAGGCCCTGTGCGTTAATTTTCCGGGCCTAAATAAATGGTTGATTGACAGTGAGCAGGATGGTGTTGGCTATCGAGTGAAGGTCGGCAAAGAGCAGGCGACGCCTGATGATATGAGCCTGCTCGGCTTGCCTTGGTCAGAACGCGAGGTATTCAGCATCACGCCTGTAGTCACTGGTGCGGGGGCTGTGGGGCGAATTTTGGGGGGTATTGCACTGGTAACGGCGGCAATTTTGGTGCCTGGTGTTGGTCCTGCCGCAGCAACAATTTTTGGCACATCATTCGGGGCTGTAAGCCTTGGTGTTGGCCTTGTTGGCGCAAATTTGGTTTTAGGAGGAATCGCTCAAGCAATTTCACCCACACCCGATCCATCGTCTTTTGAGAGAGGCAAGGAAGCGGCACGCCTTGAAAGCTTTAGCTTTAGCGGGATCACCAATACAACCCAGCAGGGCCTACCAGTCCCTATAGCTTATGGGCGTGTTTTTGTTGGGTCGGCTGTGATCAGTGCGGGCCTTGACGTTGATCATTCACCGAACAATCCAGTAACAGACCCAGTTCAAAACGCTGCCTTCCTTGTCAATAGGAAATCCTGATGTCTGACGAAAAGCTTATTCGTGGTGCTGGCAAAGGTGGCGGTCGTCGCAGTACGCCGACCCCACGCACGCCTATTCGTGAAGATGACTCTTTGCAGTCTGAACAGTTTGCGAATGTTCTAGACCTCCTTTGTGAAGGAGAAATCCAAGGCTTAGAAGATGGCGCAAAAAGTATTTTTTTAGAAGACACTCCACTACAAAACGCAGATGACAGCTACAACTTTGATAATTTTGCTGTTGCTGCAAATTACGGAACACAAGGTCAGTCTCCGATTGCCGCTGGGTTTGGCGGCATTGAGGTGGAGCGCAGTGTAAATGTAGAGATATTTAATTCAAATCCAGCAGGTGTAACCCGTCAAATTACAAACACGAATGTTGATAAGGTTCGGGTAACCATCGCCATTCCTCAAATGTTTGAGGCAAAAGACAATGGTGACGTTGTTGGCAATGCCGTAAATATCAGAGTACAGCTTCAATACAACGGCGGCGGTTTTAACACCATCTTTACGGACAAGATCAGCGGTAAATGCAGCAGTCGCTATTTAAGAGATTACATTGTAGACCTAGATGGCGCTTTTCCTGTTGATTTGCGTGTGTTGCGGCTCAGTGATGACGTAACTGATAATAACAAGCCAAATAATACATTTCTTTCAAGTTACACAGAAATCCAGACTGAAAAATTTGCCTTCCCAAACTCTGCGGTTGTTGGGCTGCGTTTTGGCTCCAAGCAGTTCTCAAGCATTCCAGTACGCAAGTATTTGATCCGTGCAACGAAGGTCAGAATTCCTAGTAACGGCACTGTTGACACCACAACGCACCTGGGGCGCATTACTTATTCAGGGTTGTTTGATGGCACGCTGTCTGCCGCCACATGGACCAATGACCCAGCGTGGTGTTTATTTGATCTGCTTACTGATACTCGCTATGGGTGCGGTATTCCAGAAGCATCGTTAGATGTCTACGACTTTTACGAAATTAGTCGTTACTGCAACGAGCTTGTTGATGATGGTAAAGGCGGTCAAGAGCCGCGATTCAGCCTAAACCTTCTCATCAATAGCCGAGATGAGGTTTACAACGTTATTCAGCAACTGACCAGTATTTTCAGGGGCATCAGTTATTACGGTGCTGGTTCGCTTGTTTTGCGGCAGGACAAGCCTGCTGATGCTCAATACCTGCTTGGACCTAGCAACGTTATTGATGGCTTGTTCATGTACAGCGGGACATCGCAGAAGGTTCGTCATACCTGTGCAACAGTCGGCTGGCAGAGTTACGACACGCTGGGCGAGGTTGAGTACGAATACGTTGAAGATCATGATGCCGTTGCTAAATACGGGATCATCAACAAAGACATCAGAGCGATTGGTTGCTACAGCCAAGGACAGGCTCACAGGCTGGGCAAGTGGCTGCTGACCAGTGAAAGGCTGCTGTCAGAGACTGTTAGTTTTGCTGTTGCTATTGACTCTGGCCTCGCCATTACTCCAGGCATTGTCATTGATATTGCTGATCCGTTGCGTGCTGGTACGCGCCGTAGCGGCAGGGTTTCGTCCGCAACAACTACGGTTGTCACAATCGACAGCGATACAGATTTATCTGTAAATCTGGGTGCAAGTCCAACATTGTCGGTCCTGCTGCCGACAGGCTTGGTTGAAACAAAAACAATTAGCGACATTACGGGCACTGCAGTCACCGTTAGCGAGGCGTTTAGCCAAGCGCCCCAAGCGGCAGCAGCTTATCTAATTCAAACCAGCGACATACAGTCACAACAATTCCGCGTAGTTTCGGTTGCTGAAGGGGGTGATGGCACGGTAGGTGTTACTGCTGTTGCCTATAACGAGTCGATATACAACAACGTTGAGCAGGACATTGAGCTTACTCAAAGGGATATAACAAATCTGAATGGCATTCCTACCGCACCAGAAGCTTTAGATGGCGACGAGTTTCTGTACCAAGAGGGCCAAACAGTCCACACTGGTTTCAACGTAAGCTGGCAGCATGACAGGCTTAACTTGAATGAGTTCAACGTTAAGTACAGGATTGATGAAGATAATTTTGAGGAGCTTGTTACTTCTAACCCCTCTGTAACATTACGCACCCTGAGGGCTGGAACGTTGGAGGTGCAAGTTCGCGCTTCTAACTATCTCGGCAAGCAAAGCGCTACTGCATCAGCAACTTTCACACTGGTAGGCAAAACGCAGGTTCCTGGAAATGTTCAGAACTTGTCGATTGAAGCAATCAGCGCCAATAGCGCACGCTTGCGTTGGGATCAGACCGTGGATCTGGACGTGAAGGTAAACGGTCTTGTCCATATCAAACACAGCAACTTGACTGATGGAACGGCCACTTGGCCCAACTCTGTTGATCTAATCCCTGCTGTTCCGGGCAACTCGACTGAAGCCATCGTGCCGTTAGTGGCTGGCGAAATATTCGCCAAGTTTGAAGATGAATTAGGCAACAAGAGCACGACTGAAGCCAGCGTGCTTGTGCAGCTTCCAGATGCCTTGGGAAGTTTGGCTGTTCAAACGCGCAGAGAAGATCAAGACAGTCCACCGTTCCAAGGAACTAAAACAGACTGTTTTTATGACGAAGATCTTGATGCGTTGATCATTGATGGTGATGACGATTTAGATGACGAAACAGATTTTGACAGCATTAGTTCGTTCGACACGCTTGGTGACATCCTGTCTTCTGCTGAATACCAGTTTGTTAATGCACTAGACCTTGGCGCACGGTTCTCGCTGGATCTGCGACGGCGGTTTGTCACTAGGGCTTTCTTTCCTAACGACCTGATTGACTCCCGCACCGCGCTACTGGACACCTGGAACGATTTTGATGGAACGGCAGCTGATGCTGTGAATGCCAAGTTGTATTTCAGAAGCACCAACGACGATCCATCAGGTTCCCCGACTTATACGGCTTGGCAGGAGTTCATTTCTGGAACATTCGACGCCAGGGCGTTCCAGTTCAAGGCAGAGCTGACCAGCGCTGACGTTGCTCAGAACATTTTGGTTGATGAGCTGGGTTATGAAGCGACTTTCCAGCGTCGTCAGGAGAACAGCAACGGCACCATCGCTTCAGGCACAAGCACCAAGAGCGTGACGTTCGACAAAGCGTTTTTCACAGGCACTGCATCGCTTGGTGGAACGAACGCTTATCTGCCGAGCGTTGCAGTTACGGTTCAGAACCTTGGCAACGGCGAGCGGCTAAACGTCAGCAATGTCAGTGCTACCGGCTTTGACGTGGATATTTTGAACAGCAGTGACGCGAATGTTGACAGGAACTTCACCTATGCGGCTGTGGGCTATGGCAAGGCGGTTTAACATAGAGGCAATGTTGTCCAAAGCGGGCTAAGGCATGGCTACCCACGATTATGTGATTGCTAATGGAACGGGTGCTGCAGTCCGTTCTGACTTGAACAACGCCCTTGCGGCAATCGTCAGCAACAACAGTGGAACGTCCGAGCCAGCGACGACATATGCGTATCAATGGTGGGCAGATACGACTGCCAACGTCCTGAAGATCAGGAACAGCGCCAACAACGCATGGATCACGCTGCGTGAGCTTGACGGCACCATGCTGATTGAGGACGGATCAGGTGCAAACCCTGGACTGGCTTTTGCCTCAGACACCAACAGCGGCATGTTCGGCGGATCTGACGTTGTTGGTTTTACTACTGGTGGCACCCAAAGATTCAAATTAACAAGCACTCAGGCAGTTTTTAATGAAGTGAGTAATGACTATGACTTCCGCGTGGAGTCAAACGGCAACACCCACATGCTGTTTGTCGATGCAGGGAATGATCGCGTTGCAATCGGCAACTCATCGCCTGAAGCAGAATTTCATGTTGCGCCTAGTGGGACTAACGCAAGAATCAGAATTACGAACGATAATACTGGGCATACCGCTACAGACGGTTTTCAGCTAAGCGTTAATGCCAGTAAGGATGCATTTCTTTATAACTGGGAGGATACAAACCTTATCTTTGGCACAAATAACAGTGAAGCAGCACGCATCGACAGCGATGGGCGGTTGTTAGTTGGCGGCACTAGCGAGGCACATTCTGGAACAATCGTTCAAATTCAACACATTGGTTCTCCGGTTCTAACTTTTGCCCGTAATGACTCAAGCATTAGCGAAGGAAACGGCCTAGGACAAATAGATTTTTACGGCAATGATGGCGGATCTTTTCAAAGTTGTGCATACATTATTGCTCAAGCGGACGGCACTCACGCGAATAACGATAAGCCTACTCGCCTTATTTTCGGGACCACAGCGGACGGGGGTAGCAGCCCGACGGAGAGACTCAGGATCGATTCAAGTGGCAGGCTCCTCGTGGGGACATCGTCACTAATTGACAGCAGCACTGCCTCTAATTTTCAAATTGCAAATGCAAGCGGTCCTCGTATTAACATTGCCAGAAATGATACTAGCGTTACAAATGGCAACCTTATTGGTGCTCTTGATTTTTACGGCAACGATTCAAACGGAACTTATCAGCAATGTGCTCGAATTATTGTTGAAGCCGATGCCACTCATAACACAGATGATAAACCAAGTCGATTAGCGTTTTACACAACGGCGGACGATGCAAGCAGCTCGACCGAGAGGATGCGGCTAAATAGTGAAGGCCAGTTACTGGTGGGGGCAACTAGCGCTGGTTCTGCTGACAAAGTTTTAGTCAGCGGTCAATTAAATGCTGGTGGTGTGAGATTTGCTTCTTTGGCTAAATCTGACAGCGTTGGTAACACCATGACCTTCGACATCAGCGGATCTAACGAGGGATATGTTTTTGTTAGAATTCGCATCAAAGTTGGATATGGCGGCAACGCTAGTTATCAAATGCACGCTCAATATGATTACGCTACTTGCAACTTTGGCACGTCTGGCTCGACTGCAACTCAAACGGGCATTCATCAAGTAGAGGCAGGCAACGCTCAGTTTAATTACAGTGACATTACTGTCTCCCGACCCTCAGATCGTACGGTTCGAGTTACTTACGCACCTTCAAGCGGATCAGGAACCCATAGCTGCAAGGTTATGGTGGATGGATCTTTTGACTCCATCTCCTAAACCGAAGTTGCAGCCCTTGAGGCTGGCTAAGTAAACTTCCTCTGACTTCACTTCATCATGGCTAACACCTACGTTTGGAAGATCGTTGATCTCAACCGTGACCTCAGTGACGGTTTTGCTCACACGGCTCATTACACGGTGACCGCAATCAGCGATCAGGTTGACTCTAAGGGCAACGCCTACAACTCAGGCGGTTACGGCAGCGTCGGCCTTGATCGTCCCAATACCTTGGTCGATTTTGGAGATCTGACCGAGGCTGACATCGTGGCATCTGTGCAAGCCAAGCTTGGTGGCGCGGAAAAAGTCACTGAAATTCAGAATGTCCTGGATGCACGCATCACTGAGCAGATCAACCCAACCAAGGCCAATGGAGTTCCTTGGTGAACGAGTTAAGCTGTTGTTGATTGCTTAGGTCAGATGGCTGACGTCAAAATTACAGAGCTAAGCGCTCTCACGTCGATTGCCGATACCGACGTGGTTCCAGTTGTTGACGTCAGCGCTGATACAACCAAAAAGATTACGGGGTCAAATCTGTTTGACCGCCCATCTGGCAGCGATTACAAAATCAATGGTGCAACTGTCATCAATGCCACTGGCTTGGGTACAGCGGTAGTCAGCTCAAGCCTAACGTCGGTTGGAACGATTACGACAGGTGTATGGAGCGGCACTGCGATTGCAACTGCCAGTATTGCTGATGCTGCAATCACGAGTGCCAAGCTAGCACAAGATTCTGTAACTGAAGATAAGCTGGCTGATACAGCTGTGACGGCAGGAAGCTACACAGCAGCTGACATCACAGTTGACGCTCAGGGACGGATTACTGCTGCATCAAATGGGTCTACTACGTCGAGCCTGAATGATCTTTCTGACGCAAAAGTAACTGACAGTGGCGCTGCTGATGAAAGCATTTTTATTGGAACGGATAGTGGCAGCTCGATAACAGATGGCAATTCAAACGTAGCGATTGGCTATAAAGCCATGGAGGATGCAACAGGCGCTGATCAAGGAGTAGCTATTGGCTCTGGGGCGGGGCTGGACTGCTTAAATGATCAAAACTTTGTGGTTATTGGATATAACGCAGGGCAAAACAGTACAGACAGTTGCGTTTATATAGGTAGTCAAGCTGGGCAAGATGCTACTGGAGGCTCAAACGTTTTTGTGGGTCGTTCAGCAGGAAAAGACGCAACGTCTACAAATAATTGTGTGTTCGTGGGTCTAGGTGCGGGATCTGGCAGCGGCGCCACCGTGCCAACTGGTGATGAAAATATCGGCATAGGATCATCAGCTCTTTTTGCGTTACAAACTGGGACAGCGAATGTTGCAGTGGGCCATGAATGCGGACAATCCATAACTACTGGAATCAACAATGTTGCAATAGGTAAAGGCGCCGGAAATGCACTCACAACCGGGGATAGCAATGTACTTTTGGGCCAAATCGCGGGAGAAAATCTTACTACTGGAGATAATAATGTCATTATTGGACGCAATGCACAACCCAGCTCAGCAACAGTAGACAATGAGATCACTCTAGGTGATTCAAATATCGCAACTTTGCGGTGTAATGTGCAAACAATTAGTTCCTTGTCTGACGCACGCGACAAGACTGATGTGCAGGAGCTGCCTGAAGGTCTTGCGTTCATCGACAGCCTTAATCCTGTCAAATTCCAATGGCAGACACGCGACGGTAACGGCAAGGATGGAACGTATGAAGCTGGCTTCATCGCACAAGAGCTGCAATCAGCGCAAAGCGAAGCAGACGCTGATTACTTGGGACTGGTGATGGATGAAAATCCTGATCGTCTTGAGGCTTCCTACGGAAAGCTCGTTCCAATGCTTGTCAAAGCAATTCAAGAGCTAAAGTCCGAAGTGGAACAGCTGAAAGCGAATGCAGCGACCTGACCCAATGATTGCCGCTAAGCCTGGAGCGGAGGACGTACAGGCTATGGCGGCAAGAACGCTGTGGCTGGAAGAATTGTTCTTCCTTGATGGCCGCGACCAAGTGTCACATCCTCAATATGGTCTGTTTACAGGTTTGGCTCTCAAGTATCAGAACTTGAATTCAACTGACGGCATCTGATGGCCAAGTCACTGAGCGGGCAGAATTTTGTCCCTAGCAAGCCAAAAAAGACACGTCAAGGTAATGGATCACATTCAAAACCGTCCCATGG